AGAAGGATATGCACCTCTAACGGCGGACTGCCACCAGCGCTCAAGAGAGCTCTATTCTATAAAAGCGTGAACATTGCTGCTTGATTCTGTTCAAATATTTTGTGTCAAGTTTTATTGACAATTTCAGTTCTTCTCCTCCACGCACAAAGACACTCTGCCATCCGTGCCAATGCCATAATTGCAGCTTGCATCCCTGCCTGCCGGAAAGCAGGCACAGATGGTTTCTGCGGAAAGCTGACCAACCACACAATGTGGGGTAATTCGGTCAATCGAGTGGGTTCTCTGCCCGGAATGATTCGGACTTAACCCTGTGTAAACTACAAGAGGACTGTTTGTGTACGCCATAATTATTCATCTCCTTTCTCACTGCGGTCATGCAGCTGTGCCAAAATACCCTTCATTTTCACGGGAATAGGCAGTCCAAGGTGTCCTGCATTCTCAAGAAGGGAGATGCCCTCGTTGGAAATATAGAAAAAGATGACTGCCGTTCGAAGAACTGAACCCGTGCCAATAACCTGCACATCAATGATATTTGCAATCCCTACAAGCAGAAAAATCAGCACCTTACGGCAGATTCCCTTAAAGCCGACCTCGCTGGAAAGCGTGTGGTCCGAGATGGCACACATCACTCCCGTGATATAGTCAACCACCACAAAGGCAAGCAGTGCATAGAGCAGACCATCACAGCCTCCAAGAAAATATCCAAGCCAGCCGCCAATGCCTGCAAATACAAGTTGAATCGTATTCCAGAATTCTTTCATAATGAGTTCCTCACTTTCTTTAAAAATGTGTATGAAAAAAGCACCTCCGAAGAGATGCTTGATTCCTATTGTTCCTGCAAGATATATGTGATTTTCATCGTCTTATCTGCAGTTTTCGTTACCGGGGTATCAAGATTATTAATAGTTGCAAGGTAATTACATAACATATACCATCCTGCTGTCGACCACGTTCCGTAATCTCCAAAATACAATAAAGGTTCGTTACGAACCGGGGTCAGATTCATTTCATAACCGCTGTTAAAAAAAGACTTTGCTTCTGGCGGCATGATTTCATTAGTGGTCGTGTTTGCAATTAATAATTGGTCATCATTGCATTCAAAATAGATGCGTCCATTCACATAAGCTTTTGGCAATCCAGCCACTGAACCTGTATTGATTCGTTTGAACTTCACTACATTAGCCGGGTTGGTAATCTGAATTTTGTATAACTCATATGGCGAGTTATACGACTTCACAAACAGATATCCTTCAGCAACATACATCTGCCAATAACTGTCAGAGCGAAGATATACATCTGTGGTATTTGTAACTTCATACTGTTTTACTTCCCACGAATCCATCTTAATTTCTGTTACAAGATATTTTCCATTTGGAGCAATATTGTATTCCGTTGCACTGCAAATATACAAACAATCACTGGAAGGGTCGTAATTATATCCCCAGTAACTCATACGAAGTTCGGATGCAAGTTCCTGTAATTCAATCTCCTGTATCAGCGGTTTCTTTGAATTGACATTGTCCAAAACGGATACGGATTTAAGAAATGTCCTTCTTTTTGTAATATGGATATGTTTCTTATCCACCACCTTGAAGTAATAGGCACAATCCTTTTCACGGTCGATTAGGAAAATCATTTCGGTTGTACCAATTGTCATACCGGAATATCTGCTGCTCGTTGCTGCCCCTGTATTGTTCGGGTACACATACTGTAGCGTATCCTCTGCAATGGACTGCATGAGAGGATAGCTTGTGTTGTAAACCGCATTTTTATATCCGTAGGAAGTAAACCCTCCGTGTTTATGTGTCAAACACACACTTGCAATCGTTCCGTTTGCCTGACTTGTTGCAAAATCATATACATATTTCACATAACGGTCTTTCAAATTTAATTCTGATTCCGTCTGATTATATCCGCCACGACAAGTATTAATGGTATTATTCTGCACACCATAGGATGCACAGCCGATAAGATTTGCGTTGGCGGGCGGATAATAATTGTCAGGGTTTTCTTCAATGGCAGTATCAAAACACAAAATGCCACCGAGCAGTTTCTCATAATATGGAACGAAATCACTAAAATAACGGGATGGTCTGTTGGATAGTCCAAGGGGTTTGAATATATCAGTCAGTGCATTTGTTATCATGTTATGGTTTTCGTATGTGTCAACTTTTCCGGTCTTTACATCTGTCAGTTCAATTTTGGTTGTACCTTTAATTGCCATCGTCATCATCTCCGTTTCTATAATTCATTACAAAGGATGTCAGTGTGGCGTCACCTGTCAGCCAGAAGCGAAAGGTAATCGTCTTAGTTTCCGTAAGACCTGAATACATCACATCAAGGTCTGTCAGCAGAAAATCTGTCATTGCTGTTTCTTCCGTGAATGTTTCCCCATCATAACTGTACTGAACGGTTACCGACCCTGTATACTCAGCATTTAAGGATTTAATACCAAGTACCGTTCCATCTGACAGATTGGCTATACACTCGATATGCTGTTTCGGTGGTGTTCCCGTAATAAGGGCATTCAAAGGAAATCCACGGCTGACACTCCAACTATATACAGATGGTGTGTTCAGTTCTTTTATCAGATTCCAGTCCGGCAACTTTGCAAATCCTCTTGTTTTAAACAGATATGATGTAATCTCTGTTTCTTCCAGTTGCACAAGCACGTCTGCATATTCGCCAAGTTCCTCATTTATGATGTGATTTTCCACAGTATAAATCTTTCCGTCAAAATCTCTAACGAGCAGTTTAAACGGAACAAGCAAGTCGATTGGGGTGTACTTCACTTCAAATATCCTGTTTTCCGCATAATATTGGAACGTGACGTCCGGTGAAGTTTTTGTAGGCTTAGTAAAAGTGTAGGTTTTATCTGCCACAAAATTGAAACCACCATCATAGCAGGAAATCGGAACTTCAATCATATGAAGTGAAATATCTCCGGTATCCCAGAGAAGCAGGTCATACTTTAACTGATAATCTGCTCCTGATGCGTTATAATGTGACCAGCCTTCCCATCTGATTTTTAGAAATCTATAATAACTGTATAGGGTTCCTTCTTCTCGATACAAGGAACGCATTCTTGTATCACGGTTATCAACCTTCAAATGTGATGTGTCCGAACCAAATCCCCAATATGAATCCCCATGTGCATAAACAGATGGCACTGCATTTTCCATAAAAGTAAAGAAATCAGCACCGCTTACCGCAAGAGTTCCACCATCGTAACTGCCACTATCTTGAAGAAGGCAAGTCATATTCGTTACTCCGGCAGAGAATATTTCATTTACACTATCGTAGTTCATAGTTCAAATCTCACTCCTTTCACGCCATCGAAAGCAGAAGTATCAATAGTTGTTATTTCAAGAAATCCCTCGTCTATTTCTCCCGTTACGGCTGTCTGGGTTTCTTCTGTTGTACCTTTTAACTCATATCTTCCTTTTGACGTATCAATGGTATCTGCAACCTCCACAAGAGCACCCTTGGCATCAAGGATAAATTTCAAGCGGAAACCAGTGGTATATCCATTTATCTCCACGGAATTTACGCTCTCATAAAATGAGGTGTCCACCACCAGACTTTCCATGTATCCGAAATCCATTGAATTTGGAGCAGACACAATCGCATATCTTTTCCGAAGTGTAAACTGCTCCTCATTATTGACGGTGATATACCCGTTATATTTTGGATTTCCACGAACACTGGTAAGTACAAAGGTTCGAAGAATTTCTGCAATCCAAGTACGGTCTGTAAATGTGTTTACGGTAAATGGCTGTTCTATAATCATTACATTGGATATCATCTGTGTCAGACCATTTCTTGTGGTTTTCGGGAATGTTACGGATAATGAATCTGCATATACATCCGTCACATATGGAATATCTGTAATGGCTACAAATCCCATATTTTCATTGATATTAATACGTCCGTTCCAATCTCCAAGACCTGCAGCAAGTCCCTGACCACTTATATTTGCCCTTATCTGTGATTCTCCGATGGTTATAGTTCCGTCAGATATTTTCAGATACATTGAGAACGTATTGGAACTGTTCTCCACAACCTTTGAAATAGGCAGAAACAAGGTCACGATGTGTTTTCCGTAAATACAGGTTTTTGTCGGCATAAAGGTATCTATCGTTTCATCATTCATCTTATAAACAATGAATAGTTCCGGGAGAACCTCCGCTGTTTCTTCTGCTTTAACCACCTCTAACAGCATTTCACACTGGAAAGCAGCAGATGTTTCTTCCGTTGCCGTAAAGTCGATATCCATCACCTTCGTAAGGGATTGACCAATCACAAACGGGCTGACATTGACAAAGTTGTAAATAATTGTCCTTCCACCATCCACCGTATTCATCAGACCTGTTATATTCTTATCATTTTTACTTTTTGCAGATGCAAGTTTTGGGTTCTTTCCCACACATTTTAATGTCTGCTTTCCAAAGATACGAAGTTCAATGCTTGTAATGCAGGAAATCTGCCTATCATCTGCATGACCGCCCGTAAACTGTAGAATGTCTCCCGGCTCCAATGCCGGATTTCCTATCGTGGAACTGTCAAACGGCACATAATTCACTTTCTGTAGTGCAGTCAGAATCTCTCGGAGCATTTTTTCTCGCACGGACTTTAATCCAAACTGCATCAAAGGGTTGATGCCAAGATTCATGGTAAGAGCATCATCTTTTTCCATTGCAATATATTCTGACTCCTGACTCATCTGATTGGTAGAAGAAATGGCTGTATACCTCGTCACAAAATCAGAATAGCTGCTGTCAAACCGTTCCTTTTGCGGCACGGTCCATGATGCCGTATTTCCATACTGCTTAAGCACAAGTCTTCCATACCTGTCTATCTGACAAAAGCACCCGACTACCTGTGCAACATAAAAAATAAGGTCACGAAAGGTTTCGATGTCATTATCCGTATAAATGCCAAGTGTTGTTTTACCGTTGGGAAGTGCAGATATTTCTGCTACGGTCTGTGACAGTTCCACCTTACAGGCATCACAGGCAGCTTTCAAAAACTGATAGGGTGTTCCGCTTGAAGACTCAAGTTTTAAGGTTCTGTCAAATCGGAGCATATAATCATATGCTTTTAATTCCAGTGTTTTTATCTTTCTGTTTGCCTCCGTCACTTCAAAAATCCCCATTGGTATGCTTTCCACACTTCCGTCAGATAAGGTAAGTGAATAGAAAAGCCGTATCTTGGCATCTTCCAATGTATATCTGTCCACATTGGAAAAGAGGCTGATTCCAAGTTCTGCGGCATATACAGTGCCAAGTTCTATTTCCGAACCACCGCAACACTGCCATTTTATATATCCGGAGCCTTTTACGATGTCTTTGGAAGTAAAATCATATACTTTTCCGGCTTTGGTAGTAATTGAGCCAAACCAGTCATATTTTCTTGTATTCTGCCTTACAGCATTTTTGAACTTTTCTGACACTTCAAACACCACTGTCACCTCCCATCAAAATTCTTTTAGCGTAAAAGAAACCGTCCAGAGTCCTTTGTAAGATGTATCCTTTTCAAGCTTTGACTTAAAACCCGTGATATACATCTCCGTTTCTTGGACTCCGAGAGTTTCGGTATCAAAATAGCTAACCTGAATTTTATCCTTCTTAGCATAGGCGGATAACTTGGAGAGCCAAATAGCGGACACAGAGAAAGAGACGGAAATGGTAACCACTCCCGCTCTGATGACATCTCTCTGCGTTGTTCCGGCTTCTGTTTCTCCACCACTGTCTGCCTCCACATTCGTCAAATCCAAATCATAGGAGTCCGGCAAAGGCAGATTCTCATAGCCGAATTTCAGATACTGTATAAATGCCATCTTATCTTCCTCCGCTTCTTAGATTTGCCCTCTGTTGGGCATTGATAATTACCTCGTCTAAAAGGTTACCGCCAAGGTAAACAGGGATAACAATATCTCCGCTCTGTGGATTGATACCGCTGATGGAATCATTTATGGCTCCTGCCATAGCTGACAGGTCTGTGGTTGATGCAGATGTGATTCCGCCCATTGCATAGTCCATTCTTTCCACTTGAGGATTGATAACCATATCAGCAGCCACACCCTTGACAGCATTGGCAACCATACCCTTACTATTTTCGATGCCTTTTGCCAAGCCTTGCATGAAGTCCGGCATCCAGCTTTCGTACTCCGTCAAAGGACCCTCATCCGGCACAGAGAAGTGCAGGAAGGACTTGATTTTGTTTGCCACACCGCTGACGGCATCACCCACAGCACCGATACAGCTTTTAATGCCGTTTACGATACCCATCACCAAGTCTTTGCCCCAGTTGAATGCGGAAGATGCAAGGTTCTTAATATAGCCGACAGCCTTATCAAACCCACCCTTGATGGTGTTATAAATACCGCTTATGGTAGTTTTGATTCCGTTCCACATGGCAGTAAATGCACTGCTCACCGTGGTTTTGATGGCATTGACCACAGAGGATACCGTGGACTTGATTATATTCCAGACAGTTGTAATGGTATTTTTAATACCGTTTATCACTGTGGTAATGACCGTTTTGATTGCATTCCAAATGGTAGTGAACACGGTCTTGATAGCATTCAGCACCGTGGTAATCACTGTTTTTATGGTATTCCAAGCCGTTGTAAGGAAGGTCTGGATTGCCGTCACAATCGTGGTAATAAATGTGCAGATGGCATTCCACACCGTTGTGACCACTGTCTTTATTGCATTGAAAACGGTAGTGATTATTGTCTTGTAGATATTAAAATAGGTAGTAACAATGGTGCTGATCACATTCAGCACAGTTTGAAATACCAGCTTTATTCCGTCCCATATCGTTGTAAAAAAGGTCTGAATTGCCGTGAATACTGTGGTAACTGTGGTTTGTATGGCTGTCCATGCTGTGGAGAGGAATGTGCTGATTGCTGTGACTGCCGTTGTAAATACAGTTTTGATACCCTCCCACAAACCTGTGAAAAAGGATGCCAGTGCATTCCACACCGTTTCTGCAACGGACTTGATGCCTTCCCATACTGCCACGAAGAAGTCCTTGATGGCATTCCATACGGCAATGGCTACCGTTTTAATGTTCTCCCACAGGTCAATCCAAAACTGTCGGAAGTCCTCATTGGTATTCCACAGATAAATGAATGCCGCCACTAAAGCTGCAATCGCTGCGATAATCAGAATGATAGGATTGGCAAGCATCACTGCATTCAGTGCTGCAAATGCACCTTTTATGACATTGATAACACCTGCAAGTTTTGGAACAATTGTCATAATCGTACCGACTGCGGATACAACCTTACCAATAATTACAAGCACAGGCCCTACTGCAGCCACAATCATTGCAATTTTTATAATCATCTGTTGCATTCCGGGAGACAGCTTGGTAAACCAGTCAGCAAATGCCTTTAGCTTTTCTGCAAGACCTTGAAGGATAGGAGCAAGTGTCGTCCCAATTGCATCCCCAACAGCCGCTCCGGCTATTTTAAGTGCATTCATTGCGGTAACCATTGAATCTGTACCGTCCAGTGTGGCTGCATAGGTATCGTCCACGCTTCCAAGATTGTCGGTCAGCGAAGTGCCGAGTGCCTCAAAGGACAGAGAACCATTTTTACAGGCTTCATATATTTTTGCGCCAGCCCTTGAACCAAACAGTTCGTAAGCAGCTGACAGACCTTCTGTATCAGACTTTGCATTGGTCATACTGTTCTGAATCTCTGCAAGAGCCTGATCAAGCGGCTGACCATTATCGGTTGCCTCTTTCAGTGCCTTAGTAAGACCCGTCATGACTGCACTGGTATCCGTGCCTGACATCTCGCATTGCCCGAGAAAAGTAGCAGCATCTGATGCCGACAATCCCATCTGCTGAAAAGCCGATGCGTTGGATACCATCGAAGATGCAAGCGTATCCATTGATATTCCTGTTTTCTGTCCAACTGTGTTCATGGTATCCAGCATTGCTCCGGCGCTGTCTGCACCGAGTCCAAATGCAGTCAGTGCTTTCTGAACATTATCTACAGAAGTGGACACATCAGTATTATTCAGTGAAGCAAACTTTACAAATTGTGTTGAGAGAGCTTCAAGTTCCTTCCCCGTAATGCCAAATCTTGTATTCACCTCACCGACAGCCGCACCCGCCGTCTCAAAATCCGTAGGAATTTCTGTAGCCATGTTTTTGCAGATTTTTTCCATCTCCTCAAGGCTTTTTCCTGTTGCTCCGGTTTTCTGCTCGATAATATCCAACCCAGAATCCACCTCATTAAATGCCGCCACAGATGCAGCACCGATGGCTGCAATTGGCGCAGTTACATTCTTGGTGAGCGAAGCGCCAACAGAAGATATATTAGAGCCTACGGTTTTTAACTGTTCACCTTTCGCTGCAATTGACTGAAGTGCAACGGATGATTCATTGGCGGCTTTTTCCAAATCTTTAAGGCTGTGTTCGGTTTCAATAATCTCACGCTGAAGGGCATCGTACTGCTCCTGCGAGATTTCTCCGTTGGCAAGTGCCGTGTTAGCCTGTTCTGCCGCTGTCTTTAAGGTTTGCAGCTTGCCTTTTGTTTCTTCCACTGCCTGCCCAAGAAGTTTATGCTTTTGTGCAAGCAGCTCCGTATTGCCGGGGTCCAGTTTCAGAAGTTTCTCCACATCCTTCAGCTGTGCCTGCGTATTCTTGATTTCTCCGTTGACACCCTTTAAGGCAGTCTGAAGTTTGGTGGTATCGCCGCCGATTTCCACTGTGATACCCTTGATTCTGTTTGCCACCTGTATGCACCTCCTTCCGCAAAATGGGCATAAAAATAGTACCCGCCCAATAATCCCGCGTATTCAAAAATAAAGTAATTCATGTTAAAATAACTCTAATGAAGTCCAAGGGAGTGCAATGCACTCCATAGAGTAGATTGGAGTTGGTTAGGACATGGATAAAATAGCAGAAACCAAACGAGCAATACGGCTACGGGAGTGGTCAGAAATGTATCGAGTAT